TGGTGTTAACATTAAGCGTCTTGATAATATTATCTTTGCTAGTCCTTCTAAATCTCGTATTCGCAATCTACAATCGATTGGTAGGGTACTTAGAAAAGGCAATGGAAAAGATAAAGCAACTCTCTACGACATAGTTGATGACTTGACATGGAAGAGTAAAGAGAATTTTGCAGTAAGACATTTTAAAGAAAGAATAAAAATCTATAGTGAAGAAGGATTTAATTTTAACATCTACAACGTTGATCTAAAGGGATAATAAATGCAAAGATGTATTACTATCAAACTTAAAACAGGTGAAGACCTAATAGCAATCATGGATGAAGAGTTTGATAATCGTGTTATCGTTCACAATCCTATTGAGATTAAAGTAGACCATAAATATGGATTTTATGCTAAGTCTTGGTTACTTCTAGCTGAGAAGAACAGTGTCTCTATATCTAAAGATGACATACTCTTTTTAGATGATGCCAATACAAAAGCAATACATCATTACGAAGAGTTCCTTGATCAAACTAAGACACATGCAACGCCATTTGATGAAGAAGATGATCATGATGAACTAGAAGAGATGTTTACAGCAATGGTAGAGTCTAAGAACTCTAAAATGCATTAATATATTTCATAGATGTTATAATCATTATACACCCTTTCGTAAGACCTGTCAAGGGCTAATTTACTCCTTGACAAACATAATATCTTATGATATAGTGGTATGAATTGTACAGTTGTATAGGAGTAATTATGCCAAGAAAAGCTAGAAGAAATTATGTTAATAACCCAGAGTTTTTGCAAGCAATCATAAACTACAAGAAAACTTGCCAAGAGGCCGAAGATTCTGGTGAGACTGCACCACCTATTCCAAATTACATAGGTGAATGTATATATCAAATATCAACCAAACTTGCAACTAAGCCAAACTTCTCTGGCTATTCATATAAAGATGATATGATCAGTGATGGTTTAGAAAATGCTATTCAAGCATTAGGTAATTTTGATCCCACAAAATCCAGTAACCCTTTCGCTTACTTTACGCAAATCATTTGGTATGCGTTCTTAAGACGTATTGATAAAGAGAAGAAACAACTATACATTAAGCACAAAGTTGTAGAGAACTCTGTAATCACAGGTACTGCTGTTGAGAAGGGTCAAGACGATAAGGGCGATGCCGCATACATTGATTTGAATAATGATTATATGAATGACTTTGTATCTACTTACGAAAAGAGAATGGAGTCAAAGAAAAAGCAACAAAAGAAGACCAAAAAGGGTCTTGAAAAGTTTATGGAAAGTGATGAAAAATGAGTACTGGATTACCAGTAGTTATCGCTGATATGATAGAGAAAGTTACTAATAAAAACGTACATCCAGAACAGCGACAACACTACGCAAGCACATTGAATACAATAGTTGAAGAGGCGCAAAAGGCCTTAAAGATTTATGAAGGACATAGACGACAGTGAAAATTGCTATATTGAACGATACGCACTGGGGCGCACGAAATGATAATGCTGCTATTGCAGAACATATTATAAAATTTCATCGTGAGGTCTTCTTTCCGTATCTTATTGAGAATGATATTAAGACAGTGTTTCATCTAGGTGATTTGACAGATAGACGAAAGTATATTAACTTTGTCACTGCTAAAAACTTAGAAGAACATTTTATGAAACCGTGTAATGACTTGGGCTTAGATGTACATATCATTGCTGGTAACCATGATGTATACTATAAGAACACTAATGAGATTAATAGTCTACGTCAGTTATATGGCGAAAGTAAATATAACAACATCAGTCTATACTGGGACAAGCCAGTAGAATTAGAAATGGATGGATGTAAGATTATGTTATCGCCTTGGATATGCCAAGATAATTACGATGCTTCTATTCAGGCGTTTGAGCAAACAAAGTCTCAAATCCTTATGGGTCATTTTGAGATAACTGGGTATGAGATGATGAAGGGTCAACTTTGTGATCATGGTTTGAACTCGACTATGTTTAACAAGTTTGATACCGTGTACTCTGGTCACTTTCATCACCCATCTTCACTTGGTAACATCACATACTTAGGCGCTCAATATGAGATGAACTGGTCTGACTTCGAAGGCTGGCGTGGCTTTAGTGTGTTTGATACAGAGACACGTGAGATAACAAAAGTACAAAATCCATATCAAATGTTTCATAAGATTATGTACGACGATGTTGATATGACCATAGAAGATGTGGCGAATCTTGACACTTCCCTCTTGACAAACACCTTCATAAAGGTTATAGTAAAGAATAAGACTAATCCTTATATCTTTGATTTGTTCTTAGATAGATTACAACAATCTGGTGCTGCAGACATTAAAGTCGTAGAAGATCATCAGAACCTTGATGTGATTGACGAAGATGACTTAATAGATGAAGCACAGGATACGATGACAATTTTGACTCAGTACGTTCAAAACCTTGAGTTTAAAGGTGATAAGAATAAAGTAGAACGTTTTTTGAGAGAATTATATAGTGAGGCTATGAGTGTATGATCCATTTTAAACTTGTAAGATTTAAGAATATTTTGTCTGCTGGTAACGCATGGACAGAACTATCATTAGATAGAAACAAGTCTACGTTGATAGTGGGCGATAATGGTGCAGGCAAATCAACAATGCTTGACGCTATCTCTTTTGCGTTGTATGGTAGAGCGTTTCGTAATATTAAAAAGCCTCAGCTAATTAACTCTATCAATAAAAAAGACCTACAAGTAGAGATATTCTTTAAGATTGGTGCTAAAGACTATATCATCAAGCGTGGTGTAAAACCTAATGTGTTTGAGATATGGTGCGATGATGAACTTATAAACCAAGACGCTGCAGCACGTGACTATCAAGCATACCTAGAAGAGAATATTCTAAAGCTAAACTTCAAGTCTTTTGGTCAAGTAGTTGTACTTGGTTCTAGTACGTTTGTGCCATTTATGCAACTAAGTGCTAAACATCGTAGAGCAGTGATTGAAGACCTCCTTGATATTCAAATCTTCACAACTATGAACACTCTGTTGAAAGAGAAACTTAATCTAAATAAAGATGAGATAGTAGAAATCAAATATCAAATCGACCTCTTAGATAATAAGATCGATAGCGCAAAAGAACACAACGAAAGTATCCGTGAGTTGCGTGAAGGTGAAGTGGTTAAGTTAAAAGAAAAGTTGCGTGAACAAATTGCTCTTATTGAAGTCGAGCAAGAGAGTGTTAATGCTATCATAGAAGAAGTAACTCTACTTACAGAGAGCATATCAGACAAGACTTCTACGAAAGAAAAGTTGAAAGAACTTCAGGAGATAGACCGTGAACTTTCCAACAAACACCGCCTTCTTAGTAAAGACATTGCCTTCTTCGAATCGCATGACAATTGTCCAACCTGCCGACAAGGGATCGAACATGACTTCAAAGAAGAGACAATCACCAACAACTCCTCTAAAGCAAAAGAAATCGAAGGCGCAAGAGAGAAGCTTGGACATAGAAGTGTAAAGGTTGAAGATAGACTTTCTGCTATTAGTGGTGTTGAAGATGTCATCTCTACTAAGAACCTTAAGATGAGTGAACACAATGCTAATTACAAAATGGCATTGAATGTGTGTAAATCTATTAAGTCAGAATTGACAGAAGCCGAAGAACAAGTAGAAGCTATTGACACTGGTGTAATTGAAAATCTAAAGACCGATTTGACTACGTATCATACAAAGCAAAGTCAACTATTCGATAGTAAAGAAGTGATGGCAGTTGTATCATCTATGCTAAAAGATGGTGGTATTAAGACACGTATTATTAAACAATATGTGCCTGTTATGAACAAATTGATTAACAAGTATCTAGCATCAATGGACTTCTTTGTACAATTCGAACTGGATGAGAACTTCAACGAAACCATTAAGAGCCGGTTCCGTGATGTATTTTCTTACGCATCTTTCTCTGAAGGTGAGAAGCTTCGTATTGACTTAGCGTTACTATTCACATGGAGAGCTGTATCAAAACTACGTAACTCAACATCGACTAATCTATTAGTTATGGATGAGATTATGGATAGTAGTCTTGACAATGCTGGTACAGAAGAGTTTCTAAAAATTATCAACGAAATTACCGCCGATTCAAATGTCTTTATCATCAGTCATAAGGGTGATCAACTATATGATAAATTTGACAATGTGATTAAATTTGAAAAGGTCAAAAACTTTAGCAGAATGGTCGTATAGGAGGATCGCAAATGGAATTTGGTAGACTGGCAGCACTAGAAAGTAAACACAAAGACTTACATTCACGAATAGAAGCACTAGAAGCCGAAAGAGCGCCGGACAAATACATTACTCCACTTAAGAAAGAGAAACTTTTAGTAAAGGACTCCATAGAAAAATTGAGACTAGATGATGAATAATAGAAAGTTTATTTTTGACGTAGACGGCACACTAACACCAAGTCGTGGTCGCATTAATAAACACTTTGGTTCTTGGTTCTCTAGGTTTTGTGATAGACAAGAAGTATACATTGTAACTGGTAGTGATAAACCTAAAACACTTCATCAAGTAGGAGAGTATATCTACCATCAATGTAAAAAAGTATATCAATGTTCTGGTAATGATGTTTGGATGAGAGATCAGAATTTAAAAACAAATCACATAGACGTATCAGATGAGATGCAAGAATTTTTTGATGAATGTTTAGAGACTAGTAATTTTGATATTAGAACAGGTTCTCATGTTGATGTCAGACCAGGTTTGATCAACTTCTCAGTATTAGGTAGAGGGTCTACTAAGCCTGACAGAAAAACCTATATAGAGTATGACAAAGAAGTTTGTGAGAGAAGAATGTTTACCGAAGCCTTTAACGATAAGTTCAATCGTTTAGGGTATGAATGTAATATCGCAGGAGATACTGGTGTAGATATTACTCTTATGGGTAATGGTAAAGAACAGATTATACAAGACTTTTCGGCAAAAGATAACTTAATATTCTTTGGCGATAATACAGAATTAGGTGGTAATGATCACTCTTTGGCGAATATTATACCAGATAGTTATACAGTGAAGGGATGGGGCGAGACATGGGAGATTCTAAAAGAAATAGAATAGTTGGCTTTACAGCCTCGGCGTTTGACTTGTTACACGCAGGTCACATTACAATGTTGAAAGAAGCAAAAGAGCATTGTGATTATTTGATTTGTGGGTTAAACGTCGACCCATCTATCGATAGATTAGATAAAAATTCACCAATACAAAGTATAGCCGAGCGTTACATTCAACTCTCGGCTGTTAAGTATGTCGATGAAATTATACCATATTACCACGAAAAAGACTTGACAGAGATATTAAAATCGTATACAATAGACATTAGAATTTTAGGTGAAGAGTATAAAGATAAAGATTTTACTGGTCGTGAACTATGTGATAGATTGGGTATCAAGCTTTATTTCAATAAGAGAAACCATGACTTTTCATCAAGTGAATTAAGAAAGAGAATGTATGATAGACAAAATACTAACAGAGATAGTTGAAGAGCAAATACCAGAGAATGAAGTTGCTGTAACACTTTCAGGTGGTGTTGATAGCCAGTCTGTTGCTTTTTGCGCTCATCGTCTTGGTAAGAAAATAACTGCATACACGATGTATGTTGATGGTATGGTCAGTAAAGATGCAAAACATGCAATAGATGTTGCTAATCATTTTGGTTGGAACATCGTAACAATAAACGTACCAGTTAACTCAATACAAGAAGACTTTATGAAACTTGTTAATGAGTATGGCTGTAAGAAGAAAACGCAAGTAGAATGCACGTATCCGTTTCTTTATGTGTATCCTTGCATTCAAGAGTCTGCCGTATTATCTGGGTGGAGTGCTGATGGCTACTATGGTCTATCTAAACGTTGTGCGTTACACTTTAAAGAACCTAAAGAAAAGTTTGATGAGTTTCGTGATGGTT